CCGATCTGCCAATACTCACCAGCTGACCCAAAGCAGACTCGACCCCATTGGTCGCAAAGCTCAAGAAGGTAGTCAATTGAAAGACCAAGATGCCAGACGGGGATTCCAAACTCTTTGCGAAACGGCCAAGATGCAACCATCTCACGCTGTTGCTCAACTGTACCGTCAATAACATCCGGCACGACGCCCCAGTTGGGATGACGCAAAATCGGTTCAACCCATTTGTAAAACCCATCTCGGTCAAACTGCAAACCTCGGGTCTTGGCGCTGAACGCCCCGTTGTCTAACATCAACGATTGCCCCAACCGAAGGCAACGCTCCAACTGGTCTGGTCTAGCGTAACTGACGCAAAAATGCTTGCCTCCCATCGTTTCAATAGCTCGGTTGGGAGTGATGGGCGTTCCGTGATAGTGAATCATCACCACTTCCGTTTCACAACTCTGAAGAATTTTCCATCGCGTTTGTACTCAATGGATACTGGGGGAAACCCTTGGTTCATCTGCGCCACAACATAATCAACCGCGTCTGACTCAGCCACTTCGTTGATCTGGTTCAGCACCGCTTGGGCCTTATTGGCGATGTAGTACAGCGTACCCAGCGCCTTCTCGCCGGCAAACCCAGAGTGAAGTATCGGCAAATATTCCGTAATAGGAATATCGCTCAAGCCACCGTAGTAGGTGATTGAAACCATTAGCTTGCCGCTGGCCTGACTAACGTGCCGCCGCCAAGACCAATCGGTGACCGCCATCTCGGTCCCGCTGTCGCCCATAATGTCGTCATGCTGTAGCTTTAACCGCTTAGGCTCAACGGCGGAGAAATCCGTCCCGCAAGCGGGGCATACGCGCACCGCTAACGCGCAGATCTCGTTGCAGTTGTCGCATATTTTGATCGGTGCAACACCGTCGCCCGTTCCTCCCTTTTTGGGAGATTGGACGTTAGTGATCGGGCCATGAGTCGCCACCACCTTCGCAAAGTCCAATACCAGACAGTGATCGGTGTGACTCTTAGGCCGCATCCCTCGACCGGCCATCTGGATGTACAGACCAGGGGACATTGTTGGCCGCAGCATGGCTATCAGGTCAATGTCTGGGTAATCAAAGCCCGTGGTCAGCACGTTGGCGTTGGTCAACGCCTTAATCTTTCCGGTCTTGAACTCCTTAATGATCTTCTCGCGCTCTTTTTTTGGCGTGTCGCCGGTCACGCACTTGGCCGGTATGCCCCAATAGTTAAGGATCTCGCAGACGTTTTCGGCGTGAGATACACCCGTGCAAAAGAACAACCAATGCTGCCGGTCTTCTGCCAGAGCAATCACTTCTGATACAACGCGCACGTTCTGGTCTTTGGTGTTAACGGCTTTCTGCAACTCGCCTTCCACAAACTCGCCACCGCGCTTGGAAACATTTGTTGTGTCTAGCGCGGTAACTGTAATCTTGGATCGCAGCGGGGCCAGATGCTTCTTAAAGATCAATTCCTCAATCGTTACCGGCTCAATCAAAGCGTTAAAGATCGCTGGCTCGTCCGTAATCATGCCGTGGCCTAACCGGTAGGGTGTAGCTGTTAGGCCAATGACACGCAAGTTAGGATTGATGCGTTGTAGCTGGCGCAACAGATCACGATAACCGCCCGTGTCCTTGTGGTTGACCAGATGGCACTCATCAATGATTACCAAATCAACGTAGTCAATTTGCGCTGCCTTGTCCCGCACCGACTGGATGCCAGCAAACGTGATCGGCTGGTGCAGTTCACGCCGCCCTATGCCCGCGCTATAAATGCCAAGCGGGGCGTCCGGCCAATGCGTGTACATTTTCTCAGCGTTCTGTTCAATTAGCTCCTTAACGTGGGTCAACATAAGAACTCGCGTTTCAGGCCATTTGGTCAACGCATCTTGGCAAAGGGCCGCAACAAGGTGGCTCTTGCCTGAGCCTGTTGGCAGCACCAAGCAAGGGTTGCCTTTGTAGCCAGCAAGAAACCAGTTGTACAGGTCTGTAATGGCCCGTTGCTGGTAGTCACGCAGGATCATTTAAGAGCCTCCATGCTGTTGCAGCCACAAGTGGTACTTGTCCATTTCCAATGGCTTTAAGTCGGTCCAACCTAGAGGCCAGCCCATCAACCATTCGTAATGATTCGGGGTAATCTTTCCAAATACTGTTGTCCAGGCCCTGCATCCAGCGTGTTTTTGCATTGATGGAGCGCAAAAGTTCGCCATCGTTGTCGGAGTATGCAAATAACCAAAATCTTTCCCGAATGTGGTCAGCACCCATGTCTTTCGCTGATAGGGAAATTTTTTTGGTTTTGTAACCCATTGATTTGCAATCGTCTTCCGCTTGGTCAATTGCAATTCTGCTGACGTTTTCGGCAAAAACGTACCCGGGAGCGACATCTGCCACGATCCTTCGCATTTCCGGCCAAAGATCGTCCGCTGTATTTTTGCCAGCCGCTGCCGTGGAATAGGCTTGACAGGGAAAGCCGCCAGATATGACGTCAACAATTCCTCGCCACGGTCTGCCGTCAAAGGTTTGCACGTTATCCCAGACGGGGAATGGCGGCAAAATTCCATCATTTTGGCGTTGGATGAGTACAGATGCTGCGTAGGGTTCCCACTCAACGGCGCAGACTGTTCGCCATCCAAGGAGGTGGCCGCCGAGTATTCCTCCACCAGCGCCCGCGAATAAAGCCAACTCATTCATCCCACCACTCGAGCATTAAACATCTTACGAAACTCAATCATCCCTTCGTCAGGTTCAGCGCAAGCCTCAGCGTTGGCAACCAGTTCCTTAGACCCGTACACACCATCCCCTGGCTCGCCGTTGACCACTTCCTTGCCTTTGATGACGTAGATGGTTTGCCACTGGTCACCGGCTTCCTTGCGTTGCCACGGGACCATATCAGGATGCAGAACATGGCTACCGCAACCCTCACGCTGCCACTCAACGGGTATCTCGCTACCAGCGTGGCGCTCGCAGATCCATTTGGAATCTTCAGTCGCAGTGCTATGGGCGCAGGTGCGGCAGTTGACCTCTTTGGTCAGGCGATCGCCGTGACAAAACTCATGCGCGGGACACCACTTGCATTGATACCAACTTGGATCAGCACTTAACGGCTCTGGCATCCGGTCTGACAATGCAATCCGCTTACCACGCGCTATTGCGTTTTCGGCAACGCCTTTGTCGTACTCCACCCGCTCGGTGTAGAGTCTGTCGTCATCTTTGCAGACAGCCACATATAGCGCCCGATCAATACCAGTGCCGTGCATATAAGACTGCATTTGCACAAAGTGATCAAACTTGGCACGCTCCACGCCCTTATCTTCGACTTGTTCGAACGATTTTTTGTTGTGGGTTTTGTACTCACAAACGTGTTTCTTCTGTGGCGCTCCCGGCACTCCAGAGATTGCGATGTCATCTATGCTCCCGCTGATGTGGCAACCAAAGTCCACCCGTTCTTGCGCTACCCCTGGCTTAAACTGGATGCCAATGGCTTGCAGATCCTCTTTGATCGTGGCTTCTTCGTTCTGGCCGCGACGAAACATACGCAACACGCGACCTTCAAACTTGCTTGCCACGGCCCACCGAAACGACAGCCATAGCCAACGGTCGCAAGGGTGACCCAGTTGGCTTGCGCCAAGGTGCGCCCTTGGCTTCTCTGGCTTGTCTGCGTGGTGTTGGTCGATTAGCTCGGGGATGCTATACTGAGCGTCAGGGATTTTCATTTCGTGCTCTCTCCTTGGTATCTTTGCCCCGGCACTCCACCGGGGCATTTTTTTGCCTGTTACTTCTTAGCCCACGGGGGTGCAGCCTTAACGCCAGCAGCAGGACCCGCCGGCGCAGCCTTGGGTGCAGGTGCAGCACCTCCAGATAACGACTTGAACCCGCGCACCTCGTTGCTGTTTCCGTATTGCTCCGAGATACGAATGTCGAGCTTGATCGACAAGTTGCCGCCGATCATCTGGTCCGTATCCTTGAGCGAAGTCAGGCCAATCGCCCGCATGATCTCGCCCAACTGCTGGCGACCGATCTCCTCGGCCTTTGGGTTGGCGTTGCGTACATTCAGGTTGCCAAACACCACGCGCCCTTGGTGAGTCGGGCCTTGGATGTCGTAGCGGATCTTGATGTACTTGCCATTACCCATCTTCGTAGGCATCACTTCTGCGTTAGAAATTGTTGCGGTGTACCAGCCAGCGGGCAGGGGTTCAAAGTTGCGCTCCGACTGAGGCAGCGAGGCAACGTCATAGGTTTCGTCTAAAAGCATTTCACTTCCTTGTGATAGTAAAACTAGGGCGTCCCGGTTTGGCAGTAATCGCTGCCGCAAA